CGACTTCAACTACGACGAGCTACGGGGCCTGTACGACGCGCTCCGGGCCCGGCGTTCGAACCCACCGCCACCCGCGCCGGGCGAATGGCAGCCACCGACCCCGTTGGTCGATTGGCCGGTGGCCTACGGCGTCGACAGCGCCGAAGCCCAATGGTTGGCCCGCCCGCTGCTGCCCGACCAGGGCGCCGTCGCCGTGTTCGCCAAGGGCGGCACCGGCAAGTCGCTGCTGGCGTTGTGGTTGGCGGCAGGGTTGGCGACCGGACGTCAGCTGTTCGGCGCCACCTGCGGGCCACTGTCGGTGCTGTACCTCGACTACGAGATGACCACCGACGACCTCGCCGAGCGGCTCGAGGACATGGGCTACGGACCAGAGATCGACATGTCGTGCCTGCACTACGCGCTGCTCCCGAGCATCGGGCCGTTCGACACCGAGGAGGGCGGCAACGCCATCGTCGCCAGGGCTGCCGCCGTCGACGCCGCGCTGGTGGTGATCGACACGTTCGGGCGTGCCGTCGCCGGCAAGGAGAACGACGCCGACACGCTGCGCGAGTGGGACCGCTGGACGGGGCGACGACTGAAGGCCGACGGGCGGGCGTTCGTGCGCATCGACCACGCCGGCAAGGACCTCGAGCGCGGCCAGCGTGGGACGTCGGCGAAGAACGACGACGTCGACCTCGTCTGGCAGCTGGTCGCCCTCGAGGGTCACCGCTACCGACTGACGGCGACCAAGCGGCGGATGTCGTGGGTGCCCGAGACCGTCGAGCTCGAGCTCGTCGAGGACCCCGAGGTGACCTACCGGCTGCTGGTCGGCGCGGCCACCTACCCGGCCGGCACGGCAGCGCTCGCCGACGTGCTCGACGAGCTGTGCGTGCCGGTCGAGTGGGGCCGCAAGCGGGCTGCCACGGCGCTGCGCGACAAGGGGCACCGGTCCCGAAATGGGACCATCGCGGCGGCGATCAAGTACCGCCAGGAGAGGGCTCTGAAGGTGTCCCCAGCACCTCAGGACACGCTCTTCGAGAACAGGGCTCCGGATGGGTCGGGGACACCTGAGCAAAAACCGCCCGTGACGAGCACGGGGACACCCGTCGGGACACCTGGGGACACCGGGGAGTTGTCCCGACGGGCGTGGGTGGGTGTCACTGATAAGGGACACCCACGCCCGGGACCGGTCCCAGAGCCCGCCGATGAGGACGAGGATCAGCCGTGGAAAATCACCTGAGCGACAGTCCTGAGCCACCTATCGGACCGCTGTTCGATAGCGGGTCCGATTCCCTTCGCCGCTGTCCGTTCGTACGCGCCGTGGCCGCAGACCGCCTCGACGAGGCGTGGCGTCTTGCCCTCGCCCCACCTGAACCTCTCGGCCCCGCCGAGACCGGCGTGTTCGTGTGGCTGGTGGCCGAGGCCCGCCGCCAGCTTGCCGGGTCCGATTCCACAGGGGGTATCGCGTGACACCTGAGTCACCTATCGGACCGCTATTCGATTCCTGGCGGAAGCTGCTCGGCAAGAACGTGATCGTGAAGCTGGACGATCAGATCGTGGCGCGGGGTCGGCTCATCGCCTTCGATGACGGCGGCGAAGCCAAGGTCGTGGACGACATGGGGTTCATGCACTACTGCTGGCCGATGCCGATGCTCGACGTCACGGAAGATGGGGACTGAGAAAAATGGAACCGCTGTTCATTTCCTGCGAGGGATCAGGCGCGGTCAGTCCGGGATGGTGCCCGATGTGCGCGATGCCTGTTGAGCGCCTGTCGATCATCCCCGACCATCAACGGCCAGACCTGCTCGCCATGCTCGCCCGCGGAGACTTCGATGCCCACTGACGGACCGCTGTTCGATAAAAGCGGGTCCGATCAGCTCGTCGTTGAGCTGCTGGCCGAGTCGTTGTGGCTGACCGACTGCGGCGGCAACGGGCGGGACTTCTGCTGCTCGTACCACGAAGGGTTCGCGGATGGCGTCGAGACGGCGCTGTCCGATTCCACGGGGGTATCGCGTCATGCCTGAGCCACCTGTCGGACCGCTGTTCAATAGCGTCCACGTCTACGTGTCGACGTACTGCCAGCACGCCGAGCACGACCGATGCCGCCGAACCTGCAAGGTCTGCGATGCTCCATGCCGGTGTCCCTGCCATGGCTAACGAACCGCTGTTCGATAGCGGCGGCGAGGGATCATGACCCGCCGACCGGGTGACCTCGAAGGCCGACCCTGGCGACGACTCCGACAATGGTGGGCCCAACAACTCCCACTCCCCTGCGCACGCTGCGGACAACCCGTCCACCCCGACGAACCCTGGGACCTCGACCACACCATCCCCTACGCAGCCGGCGGCCGAGCCGACACCGCACGACCCAGCCACCGACACTGCAACCGGCAACACGGCCAGACCATCAAGGGCTACACCCGCCACACCGCCACACTCGACGGGCATGACGTACCGGCCCAATCCCGGCAGTGGTGAACCCGGGGATGCGACGATGAGCCCGTTGCCAACCCACCACCCCGATTTTTCTGGGCCAGGAACCCACCGGATGCCCCGTGCTCTTCCACCGTTTTTAGCCGGCAACGCTCTGACCAGAGGCGATGCGTGGCGGTGAAGGCCAGGCCCGTCCGGTCCGCGCCGAAACCGACGGTGTTGTCGCCGGGTCGGGGGCGGGTGGACGGGTTGCGGGCTGTCGGGCGCCTGTTCGGTCACGAGTTGTATCCGTGGCAGGCGCAGGTGGGGGCGATGGGGCTTGCTCGGCGTGGCGGGCGGTGGCGGTATCCGATCAGTGTGGTCGTGGTGCCCCGCCAGTCGGGCAAGACGCGGCTGGTGTTCATGGTGTGTGTCGATCGGTGTTTGCGTCAGCCGGGCGCGCAGGTGTGGTACACGGCGCAGTCCCGCACGGACGCGGTGCTGCGCATCCACGAGCTGGTGCGGCTGCTGCGCTCGAGCGGGATGCGTGAGTGTCCGACGCGGATCCGCACGATCGGCGAGTGGGACTACCGGGTGCTGTTGGGTGCCGGCCACGAGGAGATCGAGTTCGCCAACGGTTCTCAGTTGCGCATTTTCGCCCCTGCCGAGGACAGCTTGCATGGTTCGGTGACGGATCTGGTGGTGCTCGACGAGGCCCGGTTCTTCGACGCCTTCCGGGGCGATGCGCTGATGGCGGCGGCGTTGCCGACGCAGGCGACGCGGGATGGTCAGGTGTGGATCACGTCGACGGCGGGTGGGCCGAACAGTGTGTTCTTGCAGCGTCAGGTGGAGATCGCCCGGGCGGCACTGGACGGTCATGTCGGGTTGGCGCAGTGGGGGATCGGCGACGATGTGGCGGCGGGCGGCCTGTTGGATGCGGTGTGGGCGGCGCATCCGGCGGCCGGTTTGCCGGGCGGTCCGCGTCGCGAGGCGTTGCAGGTGGCGGCCGATCAGATGCCGGCGTGGCAGTTCGCGCACGAGTATGGCAACCGGTGGCGGACCGAGGCCGACGTCCGTGTTCTGCCGAGCTCGGCATGGGCGGCGTGCACATATGAGCTGCGGCTGCCGGAGGGCCGCCCGGTGTTGGCCGCCGACGTCCCGTTGGATCGTTCCGAGGCGACGATCGTCGCCTGTGTCGACGGTGTCGTCGAGGTCGTCGACCACGTCCCGGCGGTGACGGTGCCCAACCGGCTGCTCGAGCTGTCGGCGGTGTGGGATCCGTTGGCGGTGGTGGTCGACGCGGCCGGGCCGGCGGGGACGGTGGCGGAGCGGTTGCGGCTGGTGTCGGATCGGCTGGTGGTGTCGTCGACGCGTGATCTGGCGACGGCCTGTCAGGCGTTCTACGACGCGGTGTTGGCCGGCACGGTGCGGGTCCGTCCGTCGCTGGTGTTGTCGGCGGCGGCGTCGGTCGCGGCCCGCCGCCAGGTGGGTCAGGCGTGGGTGTGGTCACGGGTTGATGGTGGCGCCCCGCTGGTCGCGGCGTCGCTCGCCCTGTGGCAGTGGCAGCGTGTCGCCGAGCAGTCACCGGTCGAGATACCGGTGATCTATTAGCGTCCCCCGTCGTGGGACGCCTCAGCCTGGCGCTCCGGTCGTTACGAGGCAACGTGCTCACCGCCACCGACGGCCGTGACGTGCTGTTGAACTCGCCCAACGGCTGGGAGGTTGAGCAGCCGTGGCTGTGGTGGTCTGGTACCGGTGGCCCGTTCGGCAATCCGATCCCGGGTGCGGGTGGCGGGCCGAACAGTTTCGCCAGCATCCCTGGTGTGGCCCGGTCGACATCGCTGATCGTCGACACGATCGCCACGCTGCCGTGGCACGTCTACCGCAACGACATCGAGCGGTTGGCGACACCGTCGTGGATCTCCGATCCGCAAGCGTTGCGGCTCGATGGGCGGGTGGTCGCCGGCGCGTTGCACGAGTCGCGGATCTCCGACGTCGACTTCTGGGGGCAGTGGATCCTTTCGGCCCTGTGGTTCGGTGACGGGTTCGTGTTCGTCCCGTTCCGCGACGAATCCGGCGCACCGAAACCGCCGATGTACGTGATGCACCCCGCCGACATCATCATCGACGAGGGCGCCTACGGTGTCGTCGGCTCCGATGACCGGTTTGCCCCGGGGGAAATCATCCACCTGCGCGGCCAGCAACCGATCTCCGGTGGCCGCGGCACCGGAGTGTTGCAACGCTTCGCATCCGACCTCGCGGT